TCAGCATTAGCACCAATTGTTGGTGACATTGTAAAAGAAGCAATACCAGATCCAGATAAAAAAAGGGATGCGGAAAACAAAGTTAGGTTAGCTTTACTAGAAAATTCAAAACAACTTGAGGCATCAGCTAGTCAAATTGTACTAGCCGAAGCGAAAAGTGAGAGTTGGATTGCCAGATCTTGGAGGCCGATTTTGATGATGAATATTACCGCCATAGTAAGTGTAAATTACTTAATCTTTCCATTAATAGAGGTAACCACAGGAAACAAAATGATGATACCTCTACCAGACGAATTATGGACACTACTGACTGTCGGAGTTGGTGGATATGTACTAGGCCGATCTGGAGAAAAGGTTGCACAACACATTAAAAAACCATAAAGTGAGTGAATGTGCTTACATTTAGGAACAAACGAAATTGGTGCTTACATTGGTGCTTACATTGAGAAAAAACAAGTAACGTCACCTTCACTTTTTTGGAAAAAACGTCAGGCTCATAACCTGAAGGTCGTAGGTTCAAATCCTACCCCCGCAACCAAAAAGTTTCATAAAATCAATTACTTAACATTAAACCCATTATCTTCGGATAGTGGGTTTTTTTTTGTTTTTAAGCCTGATAACAAATAGCGGTGCTTACATGAGTGCTTACATTGCCGTCAGGTTTATTCCATTTTTTTTCGTTTATATTCTTGCATTATAGGCATATATACTTATATAATATATGTAACATAGATTTATTGAGGAGAAAAATTAATGACTTATCAAATATACAAAACAGAAAATTGGGGTTCTGCTTGTAAATGGGCAGTATCTTTAAATGGTAAAGTTTTGGATATATTCAGAACTAAAAAAGAAGCAAAAGTTTTTGTTAATAGTTTGGAGGTGTAATGATGGAAAAGTTAACTTACAAAAAAATACTTGAAGAATTATCTTGTAAATTTCATTCATGGAAATGGAAAGATTTAATTAATGATTGTTACTCAGATTATTTAGAGGAATGTGATGCTGATTGGCAGACAAATGAGATTAAATGTTTGCCATTAAAAGATTGGTTAAAAACACAAGATGCAGAAGATTTTATCATGAGAATGGTAAAAAGGGATGCAAAATAATGAATTACATAATTAAAGGTCAGATTAGTAAGTATCGTAATGGTCATTATTTATGTGACGAGTTAGACAATTTAGGTTGGGTGTTAGTTAAAGAAAACTCACACCCTAGAGGGTGGTCATTGGCTAGAAAAAGAAATATTTCTTTTGTTAAACATTGGTCACCAAATCTAAAAAATTTGGATAGTTATATCACTAGACATATTCATGAAATAAAGGGGGATAAGTAATGAAAAAAATAGCTTTCATGATTTTACCAAGACAGGATAAATTTGAGGATTTATTTATGCAGTCAGTAAACATTGTGTGTGATCAACTTTTGTTACATTTTGATGGTTGCACTTATTACGAAGTCAAGGGCAGGTCTGTATCAGATCTGCACAAGACTTTATCTTGTGTCAAAATTGAAGTTGCAGTTGCAGAGAAAGATACAAAAAAATTTCTCTCTGTCTGTGAGTTTGCACAAAAGGCCATTGGTTGTAAGCAACTAATGGTTCAACTACCTAGCGGTGAAATTCAATTCTTAGATATGAGAGGATGGGTTGAGTAATGAAAATTAAAATTGTTATAGATGTGGATATTGATGCCAAAGAATATTATGAACATTACAGGGATTATTATGATCCAGATGAGAATAAAAAAATTAAAGATTATCATCAATTAATGAAAAATGACATGACCATGATTGCACAACATCAAATACAAGAATGGGCAGAAAAACATCAATTCAAATCTTTCAAAATGAAAAATAAATTAGTGGGGTAAATTATGTCTAATTATTTTATTAAAAATATTTTTTCTTATAAAGATAGTAAATCAGGTAAAAGATTTGCTTTTGAGTACAAAGTAAAAGATCCAGTTACAGGTATATGGCCTAAAAGATACACAAGGAAATCAAGTACTAGTAAAAAAGATTTGATGCAGGAAAGAAATCAGATTGAGGCTATGTTAAAATCACAAGTCAAAGTTGTACAGGATGCTTTCTTTTCTGACATTGCCTTACTTGCTTTAAAAAACAGAGAAAAGTCAGTTAACAGGGAAGTATTGGGCATACGTCACAGAACTCACCAGAATGACGTAAGGCACATAAAATTACATTTAGATCCTTATTTTGGACATAGATCAATCAAGGACATTACAACTGGTCATATTAATAATTTTATTGAAGAAATGGCCAACAAAGGTAAGTCAGCCAAATTGATCAGACATTGCATCAACACATTAAATATGGTTTTAAAATTTTCAATTAATCATGGTTACATTGCAATTAATCCAAATGATCCTGACAAAAGAATTGAAGTTAGGGGTAAGGATAATGAAAGAGGCGGTTATTCTCATGAGCATATATCATTGCTTATTTCTGTAGATAAAAATGTTTATATGGATTGCTTCATTAAAATTTCAGCTTTTACTGGCCTGTCTGCAAATGAATTACAGGGGTTGCAATGGTCAGATATAAATATTGAAAGCAGGGAAATAAGAGTTCAAAGAACAATCGACAATAAGGGCGGTATGCAAGACACTAAAAGTTACTTTAGAAAAAGATCACTTGGTATACCAGAGGGCATTATTAACAACTTAAGGCAATGGAAACTACAATGTAAATCATCTGTCTGGGTATTTCCAAACTTTAATGGTGAGAAGCCATTTGAGCAAAATGCAATGAGGAAAAATTTAAAGAAGATTTGTGTCCTTGCAGGTGTTCCAGATTATGGCATAGGTGGGTTTAGAAAGTATTTTAATACATCTATGATTGGTGAAGTGCCTGATCATATTAGAAAGGCAAGAATGGGGCATAGCAAGCATTCTAAGACCGCTGAGATTAATTATACAATTGTTGATTTAGAGATGGCTAGAAGTCCGAAGCAGGTAGAAAAAATTTATAATAAAGTTATGCGGAATGAGTAATTTATTTTTTTTCATTAAGAAAGTTAAAAGCAATTGCATTTTTTTTTGCTTTTTTATGAATAGTTTTTAGGAACTCAAATCTTTCTTCATGAGATTTTTTAGCATAAGATTTAATAAAATCTTCCCATTTTTTAACTTCATTGTTTTTTTTCATTTTGATTTTTTCTCAACCTTAAAACATTCGCCTAAAACAATATTTTGCCAGACTGGTTTTTCTCTAGTTCTATAGTGTAAAAATCTGATCTGGCATTCTTTTTTGGTCTCAAATTCCCACCTAAATTTATGAGTATAACAAGCCTGTTTAGGCTCACCATTTACTATCCAAGCAGAACAAATTAAACCTATCGCTTTAAACATCAGGCGGTCACCCTATGAGGCCTCATTGCCCTTACCTTCAATTCATTTTCCATCTTACCAATAGTCTGATCGACATATCTTTTTTCTTTTGATATCTTATGGCTGTATGAATAATCATAGGGATGATCTTCCCATAATTTATCTTTGTATGATTTCATACTTCTAATAAATAATTCTATTTCCTGTTGGGATAATTTTAAGTGTGACATAATTAATCGATCTCCGTTTTTTTGCTTACATGAGTGACTTTTCTGGTATACCTTCCATAATCTTTTTCTTTCAATGCTCTGGGATCGTCTTCAAACTTATATTCATCAGGATCTACTTTTGTCACAGAATAACAAACTGGACACCGATATTGATATTGTTCAGCCATAGGATTTAGCTTCACCTTGCAACGAAAACAAATTTGATCTGGAATATTATTCATTATCTTTTTTAACAGCCAGTTCACCGCCAATTGCACCAAAGCCAAGATTATCAACCCAATTATCAATTATTGTTGAATCATGTGCGGTTCTTGATATTTTTTGCAACTGGTTTAAAACAGCTACATCATGAGGCTTTAAAGGCTCTTTTTCGAGGTCTCTGCCCCATAAATAGGCCTGCCATAACTTAGCAGTCCTGCCAAAATTTACTCTAGCCTCACCATAAGCCTGTTGGCGGTCACCTGTAATTAAATTGCCTGCATCTTTAAGAAAGTTTGATCTAGAATGGGATTTCATCGCCATCGTCTTCTTTTACTTCTTCTTTTTTTTCAACTGGCTTTACTTCATCAACTTTAATTTTTCCTGCAATCCAATTATCATTTTTATTATAAAGATTTGCCCAAAGAATTTTGCCATCATTCAAAACTATTTTGCAGTTCCAATCGCAATGCCAATCTTCGGTCTGCTCTTTATTTTTGTTAATTGAAACAGTAAAATCGTCAGTTCCATATTTGATTAATTTTTTTTCTTCCATTTTATTTCCTTTCAGTTAATGATTTTTTTCTGTCACTAAATAATTGAATGACCTTTTCACTCTTGGGTTTATGAAGTATCCAGAGTTTCTGTAGTTCATCCTCATCAGCATTTGCAATTTTCTCTTTAAGTTCATCAAAAGATAAAGGATCTGGGTCTCCATCTTTATTGAGGAGATTGGAAGACCCAGACTTAGAAGACTTAGTTTTTTTACTAGTGTCTTCATTATTAGATGCCTCATTACCATCATCATCATCATCGAATAGGTATTCAGCAAAATCTTTTTCCATTTCCATATCGACTGTAACCACATCAAGCATGGTTGCACCAACTATCCTGCGATAATAAGTCATAGCTGAAGAAAAAGCCTGTGGATCATTTTTTGCCAGTAGGATTGGAACTCTTGATATTTCAGTCTGACCTGTCGGAATGTGAACTAGTTTGGCAATAAAAATTGATCTAAGTTCACCACCAATTTCAATAAAATCAATATTGCTTTGTAAAACTAAATCAAATTTAGTTGTATTATCAATACACCTTTGGACATGAGGAAGTTTTGCATATGTTGCACCCTTCAAAAAAGAATTTTTTTCAGTCTTTAAAAGATATCTTTTAGCTTCTTTAATCCATCTTTTTTTAGCTTCGTAAAAGCCAATTTGAGGTGATGGATCGTTTTCTAAACCACCAACCATTTTTGTTGTAATATTTCCTATTCTTTCCATAACTCAACTCTCTTTGATTTATTTTTTTGAACTTTAACTTTTACTCCATGCCCAAAACATTCTTTGGCATTGGGTGGTACTAGCTTCTTAATACCATCACAGGCATCCTTAAAAATTTTAGTAGCACCATTTGTCTGGATAATTTGATCTGCAAATGCCTTCCATTTAAGGTCTGTTTCCATACTTATGGGTATTAAATCAGCCTCTGGAATAAACTCTTGAAGTGTTGGCAAATCAATTGGCTCAAAGCCTAGTGTTATGCAATTATAAAAGTAATTACCAAGTTCAATAAGTTCTTCCTGATAGCTTTTACTTATCTTTACTTCTTCCAATCGAGGTGGCTCACCTGCTTTAATAAAAGATAAAAGTCCATACTTAACAGGTCTTTTCAAATATTCTTCTAATAGGTAAGCATTCCAATGTAATTGCGGTGAGTAATATTTGGTTAACCTTGGAATAACATCTTTATACTCTTCATCTTTTTTAGGTCTTCCAAAAGTAAATTTAGCATCAATGACAGCAGTTTCTTCGCCCTTGTAGTAATCAATTGCTCCATCAAGAGTACACCGCATAAAGGGATGTTTTTTGCCCTCTATGACCATCTGGCGGTAACGTATCATTTTATCAAGAGCATTTTCCTGCCATTCAATATTTGCATTTTCAGTAATGTGACCCATAATAACAGGCCATACCATTGTCAGGTCATCTGGCTTTATTTTACCAGTTTTTTCATTATATATTTTATAAACTTCATCAGGCTTGCCAGAAGCTAATTTATTAATGTCTGAGCCACCAATGAAGAGTTTTCTTTTAGACAGATCTTTTTCATCCATCTGCATCGATTTAAAAAAATCAATTCCCATAGCATCTCCTCAAATAATATTGAGAATATACTAGTAGGCATAAATAGGCAAATATTTTCTTAAATATGCCTAATAAAAGTTTGTTCGAGTTCCTGCAATTGAGTGTATGTATAAAATTTCAGAATTTTTTAATATATGCTCTCTTTTAGGATTAATTGTTTCAAATTTCATTTGTCTGTCTGAAATTTCAATTAATTTTCTAAACAGGCCAATCATTTTTCCATTTGGATTAAGTTGTACAACTACAAAATGCCCTTCCTGTGGTTTTATTGAGGGATCAACATAAATTAAATCGCCATGTTCATATCTTGGAGACAACATACTTCCTGATATAAAACAGGCATAAGCATCAATATTTTTGACTAAATAGTCTGGCCTCATTGTATAACTTATAAATTGTTTATGAAGTTGAACACCTTCTCCATTCATAACAGGCATTCCAAAAAGTGGCAGGTCTTCAGTTTGTTTGGCTCTAACACCTACCGAATTAGATTGGTTTCCATGAATAGCATCAATATCAACTTGGAAAAAATTACAAATTTTACTGATGTGATCACCTATTCTGCGTTCTCCTCTCTCCATTTTGGAATACTCAGGTTGTTTCATTTCAATTGCTAAAGCTACTTCACCTTGTTGCATACCTTTTAAATTTCTCAAGGCTAGGAGGTTATTTGGGTATTTCATTTAAATCCTGATGGCTTGTTATTTGCCTGTTGATTATATAACAATATATGCTGTTAATTATATAACAATATATGCTGTTAATTATATAACAATATATGCCTTCAAGGAAATAGCAAACTTTAAATTAAAAAAAAATATTTTTACATTGTAGTTGACATAATTAGACATTATATGCTTAGAATATGCCTAAAAGTAATATGATAATGGTTTTTAGTATGTTACAACATTTAGTATATAAAACATGAAATTAAGTACATATATGGTAGAAAAAGGCATAAGGCAGGTAGACTTGGCAAGGCTATTAGGCATAAACCAGTCATCTGTTAACAAATGGTTGTACAAAAAATCACTCCCAAGTGGCAAGCACATGATAGAAATTTATAAGTGGTCAGGGAAAAAAGTCGGACTTGAGGATTGGATACATGGGTAAGGCTTCTAGGGATAAGGGTTACAGGACTGAGAACAATCTCAGAAAGCAGGCCTTGCTTCATGATGACATTGAATGTTTTAGAGTTCCATTAAGTGGTGCTACGGATGCTATGAAGGGTGATTTGATTCTTAACAGATTTGGCGGTGAGAAGTGGCACATTGAAGTCAAATGCAGGGCAAGTGGCTTTAAAGAAATATACAAGTGGATTGATGGTCATGATGCCTTAGTTATTAAGTCTGACAACAACAAGGCTTTAATGGTTATGGATTATGATGATGCCTTAGAATTAATTGCAGGTCGTAGTTTATGAGTAGTAATGCCATAGCTTGGTGCATGAGGCAGTATTTGGACAACCAGACGGACTGGGCAATTTTGATGAGAATTTGTGACCATTATAATGATTTAACAAAGTGTGCTTACCCATCACAGGATAGGCTTGCAGGTCAGACCAAGAAGTGCAGAGAAACAGTAAATAGACATATTCAAAGACTGGTTGATATGGGGTATATTGAGATTGAAAAAACACCGAATAAGGTTAATAAATATCGATTACCTTTGCTAGAAATGGATGTGACGAAACTGTCACAACCAGATTTGGATGTGACGAAAACGTCACACGAAGATATAATATATAATATATCAGATAATATAATTGATGATATTACATTATCTACTAAGAAATCTAATAACTATAAAGTAGATAATGGCGATACCGCCTCTGTTTCTCCAAGAGAAAAGTTATGGAATATTTATTTGCCTTGGTTTCAAAAACAAAAATCATCAATTAAAAATCATCGTTCTTTTTTAGCCAGACTGATTAATGATGCTAGTGGTGATAAGAAGGCTAATCACGAAAAGGCCTGTGTGGAATTGTGCAGGGTATTTGAGCATTGTAAGGATAATTTAAAATATAACTTATCTGAGTATTTGATGGCTAGTGCAAAGGGCATAGCACAAGCGTCAGGGCAAACAAAAAAAGAATTAAACAGACAAGCCAAGGATATGATTGAAGACTGGATTGATCGTATTTACAAAAAGAGTAAGACCGATGACAGGCTCGTTGGTGAAGATTACGATAAAATTAGGAAGGCCTTTGAAGATGCTTGGGTTCATGGAACAACAGAAATTTATAAAGATAAAAACAATAAACCTTTCTCAGTTCGAGGCCTGAGAGAATATTTCTTGATTTTATGAAAAAGAAAAAGAAACAGAAATATAATATTAAAACTGAAAGAGTTTTGCCTACTCCTGAGTTTCTCAAGAAACATGAAGTCATTGAAAAGCCGACAAATAGAGCAGGCGAAAAAAGATTATACGTTACAGATCAATTGTGGATTGATACCTATTACAAGAAAGATGTAATTAGTTATGATCAATACATGACAGGACAAAGATTGCTTGCCCTTTTTAAGAAGGCAGGAAGGGTGCAAAAGGTTACCATGTCGTTTGATAAGGAAAGAATAGAAACAGGATACTCAGAGACTTTTAATTTTAGTTCTGGGGCCTTTTCAGATTATAATAAACTGAAAAGATTAATGGGAAGTAGAAGTTTTGACTGTGTGCAGGATGTTATTTGTTTTAATTTATCAGCTAAAGAGTGGGCAATAAAAAACAGCCGAAACGTAAAAGCCTCGGCTGAGATATTTAGATTAAGTTTAGATGATCTGGCAGATGCCTTTAAGAGTTTACAATCCTAAATCCATCATCACCAACTTTAGTTTGATAATGTCTTTTTTGAATATGAATATCAACTTCGGCCATCTGTTTTTTATGTTCTCTCATCTTCCTGTTGTAAACATTTAACTTGGGAATGTCAGGATGTTCTTTTTTAATTTCTAAATCAGCATGAGATTTAGCACACTCGTAGTTCAGTAAGTGCCATCTTCTAACAATCATTAGGTCTTCATAGTTTAATAATTTACTCATATTATCACCCATAAAAATGTAAAGAAAACAAACAGCATACCTATACCGAGAGTTTCAATTATTAGTTCATAAAGCTTCATAAAATCTCCTCATTTATTCTTTATAGGAATATAATAGGCATATTTTATATAATAATACAATATTTATTTGACATAGGGGGATTTTGAATTTAATGTTTTTTACAAGATGGATTATTGACGATTACTCCTGATGCCTTAATTGAAAGTGATCGAACATATCTTTCTCCAAAAAGTGTTAGAAGGTCAGGTAGTATAATATCTGGCCTTTTTTATTGGGATGAATTATGCCACGAATGAATGAAGAAAAATGGAATGAGTTTCTTAAAAGAATTGGTGAAGGTAGATCAGCTAGAGATGTATGCGGTAATGATAAGGATATGCCTTCATGGAGAATAGTTTCAATTAAATTAAATGAAGATAGTTTGTTTGCTCAGAAGTATTCACTTGCAATGGAGAATAGAGGGCAAATATATGCCGATAAGATTAGTGACATTATTAATCAGGTAGTTGAAGGAAACTTAGATCCGAATGCAGGAAGAGTGGCCATCGATGGATTAAAGTGGATGAGTATGAAGCTTGCACCTAAGAAGTATGGAGACATTCATAGGATGGAAGTTAAGCATGAAACAAGCTATGTGGATGCATTAAAAGCTGTTGGGGAGATGGTAGATAGTACTACAACTGGTAACGCATTACGCACGCAAGGCACAGAAAAAGAAGAAAAAAAGACAATAAATTAAGGTCGTTACATACTAAGCCTGACGTTTATTGTAGTTAAGTGATTGATTTACTTAGATAACGTAAACTCATGTAAGCATAAATGTAAGCATGAAGGTTTTTATTTAGGGATTTTCTGTTTTACCCCCCCCTTCGAGACAGGCAGGGGCAGGTGTAAAATATATATACCCCTCATAATTACATTGGTATCTACATGGGGTCTCCCCTTGCCATGTTGGAGGGATAGGGGCGGACTTTTGGATAAAGCTACTGAAACATTATTGAAATTACGAAACGATCCAGTTTTATTTGTAGAGAAGGTATTGAATGCTACCCCCCAGAAGTGGCAGAAGAAGGCATTAAGGGGCATACAAAAAAATGATAAGGTTGCGATCAGGTCTGGTCATGGTGTTGGCAAGACAGCCTTCCAGTCATGGTTGATTTTATGGTGGATGCTTACTCATTATCCTTGCAAGATTGCAATTACTGGAAATACTCAGAACCAGTTACAGGATGTTTTGTGGACTGAATTGGATAAGTGGTACAGGCAGTTGCCTGATGGCTTTAAAAGTCAGTTGGATATTAAGTCGGATAAGATTGCCTTACATGGTGCAAAAGACAGTTATGCGGTATGCAGGGTATCCAGAAGGGAAAGTCCAGAGAGTTTACAGGGTTTTCATTCTGAGAATATGCTTTTTATTTGTGAAGAGGCCTCTGGTATTCCTGATATTATATTTCAGGTTGCGGAAGGTAGTTTATCTACCGAGGGAGCAAAGGTTGTTATGTGTGGTAACCCTACGAGGTCTGACGGATATTTTTATGAGGCCTTCCACAGCATGAGACATCGTTGGTTTACGATGAAAGTTAGTTGTTTGGAAAGTGAATATGTATCCGAGCAGTTTTTAGAGGACATGAAGTCTAAATATTCTGAAGAAAGTAATATTTGGAGGGTCAGAGTGGCAGGTGATTTTCCTGATCAGTCTGACGATGTGTTATTGCCCATGCATTTACTTGAGACAGCTATAACGAGGGATGTAGAGCCTTCACCGACAACACCTGTCGTTTGGGGGGTTGATGTGGCCAGATACGGATCTGACAGGTCAGCCTTGGCCAAAAGAAGGGGTCAGGAGTTATTAGAGCCGATTAAGACTTATTCTGGCAAAGACATTATGGAGATGGCAGGAATTATTTTATCCGAGTACGAGGCGGTAAGATATTCTGACAGGCCAGAGGCTATTTATATTGATGCGATTGGCATTGGTGCAGGGTTGGCTGACAGGCTAAAAGAATTAGAACTTCCTGCGGTTTCGGTGGCAGTTTCTGAATCAGCTAGTCTAAAGGATAAATTTGGCAGGTTGAGAGATGAGTTATTTTGGAATGCTAGGGAATGGTTTGAGGGTAGGGATGTAAAGATACCCCAAGACGATGCCTTGATACAGGAGTTAACCAGTATTCGTTATAAATATTTATCGACAGGTAAGTTAAAGATTGAAAGTAAAGACGAGATGAAAAGGCGAGGCCAGAGGTCTCCAGACGTTGCAGATAGTTTTGTCTTAACATTTGCCGATCAGGGTGCATTGGCCTCTGGATCATATGGCAGGTGGAATAGTAGGAAGGTTTTTAAGCCTGATACATCATGGATTATTTAAATGGCAAAAGATTATAGATTAGAAAAGGCAGGGGTATCTGGATACAATAAGCCGAAAAGAACACCAAATCATAAAACCAAAAGCCATATTGTGGTTGCAAAGGTTGGAGATAATATAAAAACCATCAGGTTTGGTCAGCAGGGTGTATCTGGTGCAGGAAAAAACCCTAAAACGAAAAAAGATAAAATGAGGCGAAAAAATTATTATGCTAGGCATGGTCAGACTTCCGATAAATTGTCAGCTAAATACTGGTCTCATAAGGTGAAATGGTAATGCAACAGAATAGTTTAGCTTTTTTTCAGCCATCAGATGCTTTACCGCCACCAAGATTTAATTTTACTTTTTTGCCGATTTCAGCAAATAGATTTGGAAGTGATAAAGACGTATCTTTTGGAGTTCCGAAGTTTTTACTTGATATGTATGATGCTACCATTGGCAATACTGGTAAGGCTTTAACAGGACAATTAGGGATACCAAGTGTTAATAATTCTGCATTTACAAAGGCAGGAAGAGACATGGCCATGAATACAGCCTATGGTGGTTTATTATCATCTGCTGTGCCTAAAGCCATGCCTTTTGGATCATTATCTATGTCAGGATTAAAGCCAATAAATATTGGTGTATTTCCAGACATTGACCCTAAAGATATCAAAGTTACAGATAATCTTCCAACTGTTGGCAGTAAAGATTTTCCTATTGAAAATTTAATAGGCAAAACAATTACACCAATACAAGCTGATTTAATGGATGCAGGTAG